CTAGTCAGCAATGTAACTGGAAACTACCATCTAACTAAATGGTTTCCACTCTCTCCACAAAAAAGCTTTAAGTTACTTCATAGTAGAATAATACAGCATGTACCAGTTCATGAAGAGATAGCTGAAGCATATGTTGAAGAAATAGTTAACGATCGGAGCAAGGCTCCTCTCGTACAAACGTATCAAGAATTACTTGAAGATCTAATTGAAATTAATCGTGATATTACTGACAATGATGACGAACCTGAACTCACTCCTAAGACTAAGACTACAACTATTCATTAAGAATTATAGTATACCCCTAACCTCCCCGGTAACAACTATATTATATCATACTTTCTCACAAATGTACACCCTTTTGACAAAATAAATGCAAAATAAATTAATTGCAAATAATTGTTTACTTTTACGCTTAACTGTGTTATAATAGACATAATTATGGAGAAGACCAATGACATCAAAAGCTAAGCAACGACCACATTACGTAGACAATAAGAAATTCTCTCTAGCAGTTGTCGAATACGTAGAAACTGTAAATGAAGCTAGAGAAGCTGATAGTGAAATACCTAAGGTAACAGATTATATCGCAACCTGCTTTATGAAAATATCGGAAGGCCTGTCTCACAGACCGAACTTTGTTCGGTATACTTATCGTGAAGAGATGGTAATGGATGCGGTTGAGAATTGTCTAAGAGCTATCGGCAACTACAATATTGAAACAGCTACACGTACTGGCCGACCCAACGCATTCTCTTACTTTACTCAGATTTGCTATTTTGCCTTTATCCGTAGAATCACAAAGGAAAAGAAACAACAAGATATTAAGTTTCGATTCATTGAACGTATGGGTGTAGAAGATTTTGTTGCTATGGGTATGGATAGCGATGGTGCAGAACAGACAGCAGCTTATGTTGATACACTTAGACAAAGAATCTCTCAAGTTAAGACTAAGGATGCGGCTATTAAAGAATTTGCTAAGGTAGAGAAAGCACAAGCAGAAAAACTAGAACTATTTATGGTGTAATATGAAAGTAGCTATTTTAAATGATACCCATTGTGGTGTTAGAAACTCATCTGATATATTCTTAAAGTACCAGGAAAGATTCTATGAAGAGGTATTCTTTCCTTATCTAAAAGAGCACGACATTAAGAATATTCTACACTTAGGGGATTACTATGAGCACAGGAAATTCGTCAATTTTAAAGCTCTCAATCAAAATCGCAAACATTTTCTTGAACCTATGCGGAATGCTGGTATTACTATGGATATCATCCCTGGTAACCATGATGTGTATTTCAAAAATACTAACGAGTTGTGTAGCCTCAAAGAACTGCTCGGCTATTTTACTTCAAATGTCAACATACATATGGAGCCTACAGTAATTGATTATGATGGATTAGGCGTTGCAGTAATCCCTTGGATCAATAATGCTAACTATAAAGAATACGTAGACTTTGCTATGAACTGTGAAGCTTCTATTCTTGGTGCACATTTGGAACTAAAAGGTTTTGATATGATGGCAGGTATACCAAATCCACATGGTATGAATGCTGACATCTTTAATCGCTTTGAAATGGTACTCTCTGGCCATTTCCATACTAAATCACACCAAGAGAACGTACATTATCTAGGTAGTCAGATGGAATTTACTTGGGCAGATGTAGATGATCCAAAGTACTTCCATATTTTGGATACAGAAACTCGTGAGATTACTCCAGTGCGTAATCCAATTACTATGTTTAAGAAAATCATTTATGACGATAAGACAACCGATTACAGCAAAGTTGACGTCTCTCAATATGAGCAAAAGTTCATTAAACTGATCGTTATAAATAAAAATGACTTGTATATGTTTGACCAGTTTGTCGATCGTTTACAAAGCATTGAAACATATGAACTTAAGATTGCAGAGTCGTTCGAAGAATATCTAGGTGAAAGCGTAGAAGATGAAAAGGTCTCACTAGAAGATACCACCACTCTACTTGATTCTTATGTTGAAGCAGTCGAAACAGATCTAGATAAAGATCACTTGAAAATTGAATTAAGAAAACTATATACTGAAGCACAAAACCTTGAGGTTGTATGATACATTTTAAATCATGTAAGTGGAAAAACTTTCTATCCACGGGCACTGACCCAATTGAAATTAGATTAGACAAATCACCAACGACTCTTATCGTAGGCCAAAACGGAGCAGGTAAATCTACTTTACTAGATGCTCTATCGTTTGGTCTATTTGGTAAATCACATCGTGACATTGGCAAGAACCAGCTAATTAACAGTATCAATAAAAAGGGTACTGAAGTCGAAGTAGAGTTTGATATTGGTAACTCACAGTTTAAGATTGTACGCGGCATTAAGCCAAGTAAGTTTGAGATATGGCAGAACGGCAATCAAATTAATCAAGCATCTAACGCTAGGGATTTCCAAAAGTTCTTAGAAACAAACATTCTTAAACTAAACCACAAGAGTTTCCACCAAGTAGTTGTACTAGGTAGTAGTTCATTCATTCCCTTTATGCAACTACCTGCTTGGTCCCGTAGAGCTGTTATTGAAGATCTATTGGATATCAATATCTTTAGTAAAATGAATGCACTACTAAAAGAACGTAATTCTAAAATTAAAGATGAGCTTACAGATATCAATCACAATATTGATATTCTAAATACTCGTATGGAATCACAAAGTAAGTACATCAAGAGTTTAGAATCTCTTAATAAAGAACAGATCGAAGGTAAGAGAGAATCTATTGAAGCATATAAGCAATCAATAGATGAGACCTTTAAAGAATCCCAAGGCCTAGGTAAGAATCTGACGACTCTTATTGGCCAGGAGGAAAAGAATCACAAAACCTTTATGGAACGTATGACCGAAGTTCGGTCTGCTGAGAAAGGGTTGAATGATAGCATAAAGTCTCTTGTCAAAGAGGCTAGGTTCTACGAGGATAACGACAATTGTCCTACATGCGACCAAGAAATTGATGCAACGATAAAGTCTGATAAATTATCTAGCATCAAAACATCTGCAGCCGATGTCCAACAAACTCTTCTAAATTTATCACGGGAGGTGACAACCACTGAGAAAGAGGGTCAACAGATATCTAACAATCTGAACCAACTGAGACAACGGCAACAGAAGATTAATTCCAATAACGAAAAGATCTCTTTGCTACAACAAGAGATTGACAAAGTTCAAAAGGATATTAATCAGTTAACATCTCAAACTGGAGACACTAGTAAAGCTAAAACGGAGCTGTCAGCATATCGACAATCCAAACAAGCCATTACTGAGAAGAAGCTAGAATATGTAGAAGAACGAACCTATAATGAAGTTATTGGCGAGATGCTGAAGGATACTGGTATCAAAACGAAGGTGATCAAACAATATCTTCCGGTTATGAATAGGTTAATCAATAACTATCTGCAGATTCTAGACTTCTTTGTTGCTTTCCATTTAGATGAAAGCTTTAATGAAACAATCAGATCGCGCCATAGAGATTCATTTAATTATGCATCATTCTCTGAGGGTGAAAAGCAACGTATCGATTTAGCGTTACTATTCACCTGGCGTCAGGTTGCTAAAATGAAGAATAGTGCAGCAACGAATCTTCTCATTCTTGATGAAACATTCGATAGTAGTTTAGATAATGATGGTATTGACAACCTAACCAAAATTCTACAAACACTAGAAAATGGCACAAATGTCTTCATCATATCTCATAAGGGTGATATCCTAGAGAACAAATTTAGATCTAAAATTGAGTTCTTTAAATCTAAAAACTTCTCAAAGATTGCTTAAGGAAAGCGTAATGAAATTCAAAGACTATGATTTTTTTATTACTGAAGACGGAATTGAATTTGACGATGAGTTGTGTATTAAAGATATGCAGCTTAGCGTTGGAGAAACTTTTGTGGTAACACGTGATCCAGATGGTCGTGTCATTTTGCGTAGATACGAAAAGGTAGCGAATAAACATGCATACGGACCCAGCTAGCTTCAAGCCTTATAACTTTTAGTTATACATATATTCACAAATGGTATAAGAAATTATGCCATTTTTGTGTACCTGCATGCTTCTTTGTGATATAATAGTACCATATTAAAGGAGAAGTTATGATTCAGTATCAAAATTCAATGTTACCTAAGCTACTGGCTAAAGAGAATAT